AACTTCAGATACATGCAGGAAGTTCGCAGAGGCTTTGAATGCTCTTGGTGGTCCGAGATTGGTCTATGATGCCGATTTCGCTCAATCCTAAAACCTAAGCGGCCCCCGTAAGCACTGGCATGCTGACGGAGGCCTAACCAACCCCAGATGAAAGGACCATCTGTCATGGCTGAGGCCAAACATAGCGACTTGCCCATCGTTCACCAAGGGCAGACCATGGAAACCGCCATCCACCTTTTCCTCGCATGGTCGATTTTGACCCGCGAAGAGGAGCTCCTCATCATCCGTCAGGTGAAGGAGCAGGTGGCATGAACCGCCGGGATATTCTTGCCGCCGCGCCGGCCGCTGGCTTGGCGGCTATGGTAGCCGGGGCATTGCCGGCTGTCGCAATGGCGGAAACGCCCGTCCGGCAGGCCTATCTGGCTTGGAAGCATAGCTTCGACGGCTGGACTGCGGACATGGAGCGCGACAGCAGCGACGAGAACAGTGACCGCTGGTGCATGGCGACCTTTAGGCTGGCCGACGACATTCTGGATATCCCCTCGGAAGGGCCGATGGACCTGATCTGGAAGATTATGGCTTACAGCTTCCACGGTCAGCACGAGATCGGCGACGGCGATAGGGGCGAGCAGATCTGGACCGAGGCCCGCGCTTTAGTCGGCGCCTAAGCTACACGCCGCAACACACTGAAATCGCTCCATGTGGGGCGTGGTGCGGGCGGAAACGCCCGTGCTGGTCACGGTAAGGCGGTCAAGGCGAGGCCTGGCAAGGTCAGTCGAGGCGAACATCCTGGAGGCATGAGCGCGATCTGGCGGGCGGGTCAGATGAAATGCCGCCCATCTCCTCACTTGGTGCGTGAGCCTGGTTGCCCTCGCCCTGCGGGCGGGGGTAGCAATCGGCCGACAGAACTGGCCAGTGACGGAGCAGGAACGAAAATGGACAAGTTTGCACCTGAGGGTATGGAGCTGACCCTGAGAACGCTGGCTATGCCTGGCGACACCAACGCGGCTGGCCACATCTTCGGCGGCTGGGTCATGTCGCAGATGGACTTGGCGGCAGCGGTTCGTGCGAACGAGATTTCTGAGGGCCGCACAGTCACAGCCGCAGTTACCGACATGCAGTTCAAGCAACCGGTAGAAGTGGGTGACACGCTTTGCGTCTACTCGGGGGTGAAGAAGATTGGCCGCACCTCGGTCACCCTGCAATTGGAGGTCTGGGCACGGCGTTGCTACACAGATCGCCGCGAGAAGGTGACCGAAGCGGTATTCGTTATGGTGGCAGTCGATGCTGACGGGAAGCCGCGACCTATTCCTGAACGGGGTCACTCGGTCTAACCATAGGGTCGCAACACACTGGAAATGAAAGAGGCGACGGTATGACCCGTCGCCTCTTCTATTGAGTACGGCCCGAAATCACTCCTGCACGTGCGGCGGCAGTGGCTCATAATTGCCAACAGGGATTTCGCCATCCGAGACAATCGGCACCTCGGCCTCTTGGTCTTCGTCGTCCTGTTGAAGCTGGTACTTGGCGGGCTGATACGAATGGGCAGCCGCGTTACGCACCTGGATAGTGTGTCGGTCGGTTTCCATGGGTCTGGTCCTCCTAAGCACCGCGCAGCGGATCTGAGCGGGTCCAGAACAATACGCCGATCCGATCAAGGTTCCGGCGATCAGAGCAACTCTGGCGAGATTTAGCATAAACGGCCTGCCGGAACCTCGGCAGGTAGATGAATGGTGCTGCGGCACATGTGCCGTCCCTTTGGGCGGCCTTTCCCTATTGAGGGTGCAGGATGAAGTATTCCGAGATCAAACTGCTGGCGGAAGGCGTTGCGCCGGTTGTGCGCGAAGTTGTCGATAAACTGACCGCCCCCCTCATGGCTGAGAACAAGGGGCTGACGGATCGACTGGCGGCGCTGGAAAAACGGCTGGACGGGATGCCTTCGCCAAAAGATGGCCGGGACGGTGCCCCGGGCGCGGACGGAAAGAGCATCACCATCGATGATGTTGCCCCACTGATTATTCAGGAGGTCGAGAAGGCTGTAGCGGCGATCCCTGCGGCAAAGGATGGAGAGCAGGGCACACCCGGCTGCGATGCTGACCCCGACGTTGTCGCGGCGCTGGTCCATGAACGGATCAAGGAGCAACTGAATGCGATGCAGAGAGCTGTCGAAGGCATTCCCGAAGCCCCAGAACTGCCGGACATCACCGCCATGATTGCCGAGGCGGTTGCAGCCATACCGGCGCCCAAGAGCGGCGATGACGGAAAAAGCGTGGCGGTAGAGGATGTGTTGCCGGCACTGCAGGAAGAAATGCGTAGATTCCTCGAAACGGTTCCGCTGCCGAAAGACGGCGAGCCCGGCAAGGATGGTAAGGACGGGCGCGACGGCGCCGACGGCAAAAACGGCGCTCCGGGTGAGAAAGGCGCTGACGGGATTGGTCTCGCCGGCGCGCTCATCGACAGGGATGGCGGGCTGGTCGTCACCCTGACCAATGGCGAGGCGAAGGCGCTTGGTGCTGTGGTCGGCCACGATGGGCTTCCGGGCCGCGACGGCGCACACGGCATTGGCTTCGAGGATCTGTCTTTCGAAATCGCCGAGACGGGCAGGGCGGTTGCCCGCTTCCAGCGCGGCGATGTGGTGAAGACTATCGCGCTGCCTGGGATCGTGGATCGCGGAACGTTCGCGGACGGCGAGATTTACGACAAGGGCGACGCCGTCTCGTGGGGTGGGAGCCTCTGGATCGCGCAGGAGAATGGCGTGAAGGGCAAGCCTGGCGAGGGTGAGGCATGGCGCCTCGCTGTCAAGAAGGGCCGGGATGGTCGCGATACCGAAGCGCGGAGGGCTCTGCCATGATGCTTGTCACGCTGGAGCGCTGCAAATCCGCATTGGGGGTCACCCACGATGAGCAGGACGCGGATATCACTCTATATATCGAAGCCGCCTCGGAGGTTCTGATCGGGTGGGCAAAAAGCCCTGCCTGGGCTTCGGACGACCCCATCGCTGTTCCGAAGCGTTTCGAGTTGGCCTGCATCAGTCTGGTCGGCATCTATCTTCGTGAGATTGACGGCGACGAACAGAAGCTCTTCGGCAAAAATGAGCTTCCGCTGATGGTGACCGCCATCCTTGCAGGCGACCGGACGCCGACCTTGGCATGAGCAGGATCAGTGCCTCGGAACTGCGAGAAAGCTTCGCCTTCGACCGGCCCGGAACCGTGGAAGGGCCTGGTGGAGTCACGGCGCCGGGATGGGTTCAGCAGCACGCCTGCCGTGCACAGGTGATTTATTCTCGTGGCTCAGAGGTGGTCGAGGCCGCCCGGCTTGAGGGCCGGCCGATCTATAAGCTGCGCATTCGCCAATGTGTGGCGGCGCGCGGCATCACCACCAGCGGCCGGGCGCGCGATCTGCGGCGCAGTGTCAAGTATTCCATCCGTGAGGTGGATAGCATCACCGACCGGCAGTGGATCTACATTGTGATCGAGGGAGGGAAGGCGCCGTGAATAAAAGTGTGCGTATTCACATTACGTCAGCTGGCAAGAGTTCGCAGCCGTTTCTGATGATGATACTGAAATCGGCGGTTTTTGCGGCCATTCTGTTTGGGCCTGGCATTTTCCTTGGAAGTGCCGCGATGCAATGGGCTGGATTTGTCGTTCTGCTTTTTCTGTGCTTCTGCGGGCTGGTCGCCTTTTCCGGCGCGGAGGGCATGACGATCACGGAGGCTCGCAAGAAGCTGGATGAGCTCGAGGCAAAACAGTGAGCGCATCCGCCGCCCTCCAGATTGCCCTAATCTCGGCCCTGCGCGCCAATACAGGCGTGACGGCGCTTCTCGGCCAGAAGATTTGGGATAACGCTCCTCGCGATGCGGCTGAGCCATATCTGACGCTCGGTCCATCGCAGGAACTGGATGACAGCGCCGAATGCATCGATGGGGCCGAATGCTTCCAGCAGATCGATATCTGGACGGAGGACGATGGCTCTCAGCTCAGCGCCAAGCAGATCTGCGGCGCGGTGAAAAAGGCGCTGCATGGCGCCGATCTCGCTCTAGCCGACCCTTTCACGCTGGTGCTTATCGATGTCGAGAGCAGCCGGGTCGTGGGCG